TCGATCTGTCGCTTTAACTGCTCGTCTTGTAGCTCTACCAGTCGTTCGCGGACGCGTAAATTGTCGGTTAGTCTTTGCTTTAGGGACAGGTAATGCTGTATCAAAGCTTCAAGGCTATCGTCGCATAGGTCGTTCATAGGTAAGAATTGGTGGTCGGTTAGGTTATCGGTCATAAAGATTTATTAGCAACAGCACGAAGCTCTTCAGCGATAACATTAGATGGACGATCAACTTTGTATTCGATCATACACTTAAAAGAGTTGTCCGTTACATCGTAGCAATTATCGAAGTCGTATAAATCTTTCCGTTGAATGTTGTCTAAGTAGTATCGACAATAAGCGTATTCTATGTGTAGGTAATCTTTAACTTTACTAGGTAACTTATTTATTTCTAAGCGTCCGTAAGTAACGCCTTCAAACTCTACTTGTGTGACTTGTACACCTCGGTTTTCTACTCCAACATATAACCCATATTGAACTTTGACCTCACTCTTTTTAGTTTCGGTACGATCAACGCCCACATAATTATTTAATGGGTCTGTTCCAGTTTCACGAACAAACTCAGCATACTCTTTAATTCGTTGCTCGCTCTCTTCACAATATTCATCTGCTTCTTCCTTGGATACATCGTAGTGGTCTTCGTACTGATAAATCGTGTAAGTATCATCGGTAAAAAAGAAGACAGTTGCGTTGTGCCACTTCCCTTCATCTCGAAAAGGAAAGGAACATAGTTCTATCTGGTCAGGTAATGTAGGTGTAATGGTATTCATTTTAGGTATATTGGTTTTTATTCGGTTATTGGATTGCATTCATCGCAGACATTGGATTCGTTTTCACGCAAGTGCAAGTCTGAATCGCAGTCGGTACATTTCTTAGAGCCACGGACAGGTACACTTAGCTTCTTGATTTCTTTGAGCGTTTGCTTAAAGGCCTCTATTGCTTCGCCTTTACTACTAGCCGTTCCCTGGAACTGCGGATATTGACGGCAAGCCCAAAGGATACTCGGACAGGTACTGTATCGCTCGTTGTCGACTCGATAGAAGAAAGCGATTTGATTGCCGTTGTGGTCGGTTAGGTAGTAGGTTACTGACATGATAACACCTCGCATTCACCAGTATATCCATCAGAATCCACACGCCATCTCTTTACGATCGCCTCGCCATCAATGGAATCATCAAAGTAATATTCGTACTTCCCACAGGTAATCCAACAGCAAGCTGTTTCTATATCGATTGATTCTTTATCTTTAGGTAGTTCTATTTTCATATTTAAATTTGTTTTTCATTTGTGATACACAAGATGCGTTGTGATTCATTTTTACAACTTTTGATTAATAATTTATTTAGTAGGTTTAGCTAAGTGGAAGCGAAGGTTTAAACTAGTCGCAAGCCGTTGACCCGCAAGCCTAGCTCTAGTCGGACTAGTAGCTTCCAGCGTTGCAACTTGCTTAGGTTTGTCGTCCTTATCTAGGCAGATGATATTGTAGTCTTTTCTCATGTATCGCTATTAGTTTGCAATCCATGCATTGTAAATATCGTTGTAAGGTACGCCCTTGATCGTTGCAAGCTTGTCAAACACTCTTTCCCGTACAATCGAATCCTCTACGCCTATGTAGCTGTAAGGTTCGGTTATATTATTGAAAAGCCCGTCAAAGGTTGCGTTTGCGTTTATTTCCTCGCCTAAATTGTCGGACGGGAAAGCTGTAAGGTAATAAGTTTTAATGTTCATTTGATTTGTAGTGTAGGTAAGGATTAATTAATTAAAAATGATGCAAAGAACGATCAATCCCCACCCTCCGAGATATAACAAAGGGAATGAGTTAGCTATGATGGCATCGAGTTTTGAGGATTCTTTGGTGTTGTTCATGATTTCTTTACCCTTTCCTCATACTCCTTCAAGCGTTGTTTTAATTCGGGCGTATAGTTATCAATGCGTTCATAAGCTTGTCGGTTTAGCTCCCTACATTCACGCTTTGATACCCTAAAATCCTCGCCCTTGTTCCGATTGAATCGATCACTTAAACGTTTATATCTATATGTGAGTTCTTTCTCTAAATTCATAGTCTTATGCGGTTGCTAGTTCAACGCCTTGAATAAGTTTGTGCAAAGCGGTATACAATTCTTTCTTAGTTCCTAATTCGATAGTTTGACGAATACCACCGAACTCGGTCACCATTTCATGTAAACCATAAGCTCCATAAGCTTGGTAAATGTGAAAGTTTCCTATTTGTGCGGTGAGTTTGCCGTCCTTTTTGATGTATGGCTTTAAAGGTCTGTCTAGTTGCTTGTTTAACTCGTCAATAAGTAAGTTTATTTGTGTAAGTGTTGTTCTCATAATGGTATAGTTTTTTGGTTGTTTTGATTTAGTACTTAGTAGAATATAAGCCCGCATTAACCTCACATCCAATTGAATAAATCGAATCGTCGTCAAACCCTCGCACAATTAATAATGATATATGTTTTTTTGTAAGCGGTGACGATACAAAGCCATATTTAGCAAACATTGATAAGATAGTGTTGATAGTGTTATTCATGGTATAAGTATTTTGATTATTTGTTAGGAAATAAGATTGCCCGTGTGATCACAGAAGATTTCTTCATCCGTTTCTTCCACACTTGCCATTCCAACAATGCCCCAGCCATCCCGCATATCGTTACGCATGGAATAAAAGATTTCCTCTAAGTTGTCGAATACAGCATTAAAAGACAAAGAAGCCCCGTCCTCTGTAATGAAGTATAAAGTATACATTCCCGGAAAGGTATATTGACCCGCTCGTAAACAAGATTTTAGTTTATTGATAGAATCGATTTGCCTGTAATGCTTTGACACATCTTTCCTAACGGGCTTTAGATCACCACAGAATCCAAGCTTGTCTATTCTGTAAAGATCACCCTCAAAGGTATAAAGCTTTTGAGTTTTATCTGAAGGACTGAATGATTTTAATAAGTACATGATATATTTTGGTTTTTGATTAATAAATAAGTAGGCTTCCCACAGTGACAAGCTTGCAAATAAAAGCAAATAAAAAGTACAGTATTAGTAGGTAAGCGGCCTACAGCTTGATTGATGAAGTCGTTTTGATCGGTGAGTATTGCTGTAAGTTATTGATGTTGTAAGACTTGGCGAGATTGATTTAGTAAGATTGCGATAGGTAAGCGGTTTTGATGGAGTATTGATAGAGTATAGTAGTTGATCGATATTGATTGATAATGATCGTTTTAAGTAGTTAGATGATCGTTTGTGATCGCTTAGTGAACCAAGAAAAGGTAAAACACATAAAGAACTAAATACATATTTAAACTAACAACGAAAATAATAACGACACGATCATACTTACACTAAATAAACTAAGTACATAGATATTAGACGGCTTACTTTACACCTGTATAGCACTCAAAACTGCAGGAATTTACAACTGAATAACACTAAGTTGCTGTCTATCAATGACTTAGTATTAGACATAATGACTATAGTGCGAATTAATACCCCTCCCCTATAAGAATCTTGCGGGTACACGCGGGGGAAATTAACGCGGGCGTATATAGCGTAAGCCTCTCAGATTTTTTCGATCAAACCTTTCGACAGGTGCGTGTCGTTTGTGCTACGTTATACGTATATGTTAATAGCAACCTTTACTGAATGTGATCCTATACCTATAGCGGAGCCTCCTCCGTCCTTTCCGATGTACGCTTGGGAGTCAGTCTTCTTTATCTAAATCTCTTGTTATATAATATGCTTTAATCCGTTCGTAATGGCTATATTTACGTAATCCTCATCGGATGCTACCTCTTTACCCCACTTAACAAGTATATCATGTGTTTCGTCTTCCATCTCTAGATTAAGCTTAACGTGTATCTCTTCTTCTTCGGAAACGATACGAATGAACGGTAGAGCTTTGTTATTAGAAATATGGCAGTGTTTCGTTGGTGTCTTCTTCTTCATCATCAATGTCTTCTATTGTTAGGTCCCCTGTAAAGATAACATCATCTGTCTCAGTCAGTACAGACAGTTTAGCGAAGTCCAGGCTACCCGCTATCGTGTAGTCGTTAAGATCGTATTCACTTTTGAACCTATGTATAAGTTTGAATAGCTCGTATTGAAAAGTGTCCGTCTGTTCGTTTATATCCATAACGACTGTACTATAACAAAAGTTGAGACGATGTACTAGGTTATAAGTATTACACTTTTTTTACTTAGTGATTTAACTTTGAGGGTTGACAATTTTCCTTCGGCTTGAGATCGTTATAATTAATCCTACGTAAGTAAAGGAGTAAGTACATCGTTTCGTTAGAGGTTTCATAAGCTATAGCTATATCTATAAGGTTCATTAGCTCGTCCTCTTTAAGAGAAAGTACAGCGTCAGTAAACAGTTAACGGTAAAGCTACTATAGCTACTTGTTTCTTTCAATCGTTACCTCTTATATCTTTATACGTTTTAAGTATTGAAGGTTTCGTTATAACGCACGTTTTTAAGGATAGGTGTGTCTACAACAGTAGAACTACTTATGAGTAAAGCGAGCAAGCTGGCGTTGAGGAGCGAAGCGACTCACATCCAAAGGTTAGCTACAGCTTTGTTATTATTAGTCTTATGGAAGCTATCAGTAAACGTTTGAAGTTCTTTATGTAGTAAGTCTTGTTTACGATCTAACATACTTTGATCTACATCATTAGCCATTTGTTCTACCCAATAAGCTATAGCTATAGATAGAGCATCTAGACGGTCATCATGAACTAAGCTACCTCTATCTCTTGTTATTCTAGATAGCTGATACATAAGCATATACCTAGTTTGTTGTTCTATAGGATAGGTAAGAGCTGATTTGTAATCATATGTTATAACAGAAGGGTCTATGATTAAGCGATGGCTATTAAGAACTGGTTCTAAAGTATCTACTATACGAAGTTCCTTTTGTTTGTTATGACGTACCTCTTCTATAGTTACAGGATAGCTTGTTCTAAATAGCGGCTTTATAAGCTCCATAAACATACCGTCACCAAAGTTAGACTCTATAACTACTTTATTAACTTTGTTATCCTTAGCTATAGCGACCAGATGCTTTAACGTCTTTTCGTCATATCCTCCTTTTATACCTCCAGCATCGGGAACGTATAGTTGACCGTTAAGCATCTTAACTACTGCATAACCTGTTTCATCCTTACCACGTCCAGAGGGATCGATAGAGAGTACAGAACCGGTATAAGGTATCATATCACCTACAGTATTAGAAGGTCGTCTATAGCGATCTCCACTGAGTCCTACATTAGGTAACTCTCTATCTGTGTTATCATCGTCACTGGACCACACTACTTTTTCAGGAGCTAAGTCTACATCTACATCCATTATAATAAGATCGTTAATCTTTAATGGGTATCGATCAGCATCTGATAGCTTAGGATTAAGCATGAACTGTAGAGCATATCCTGTACGTCCGTAGGACATCTTACGTTCTTCTAAGTCTAAGTCAGAGAATCTAAGAGGTTCTGTTGTAGTGCCTATAGTGTCTTCGTCTATAGCGTCCGCTAGAAGGGGTGCTAGATCGCCAGCATAGTTGTAAGCAGCTTCTTTAGCGTTAGGATACTCAGAAGGCCATATACGAGCGTTGTAGCCTCTTTCTCGTAGTTTGTTATAGATAGAGTCTTCACACTGTGGAGTGCCTAAGAAGAGGATACGAGAGGTGTCTAAGGGTTTAAGGATAGCTTCAAACTCTTTTACTTGTTCGTCTAGCTTGTCACGCATACCTTGTGTAGCTGAGTTGTTAGGAACTTCTACGTCATCTGCTACGATTATATCAGCACGAGAACCTGTAAGCTGTGATGTTATACCTAAGGACTTAACGGAGGGAGCGTGAGCTGCCGGAGCAGGGCCTACATCAAAAGCTATCTTACTGAAGCGTTGGTTCTCTGATGGCTTTAATCCTTGAAGAATAGGAATCTCTTGGATGATACGTAGAGTAAAGGTAGAGAAGTCATCCGATCTATTCTTACTGGCTGATACAACAAGTATGTTCTTAGATGGGTCTAGCAGTAGCTGGTGTACTACATACGCACTACATACCCAGGACTTACCTACACCACGGAACGCCATGATTAACGATCTCTTAGGACCGTGTTGCATATACTCCGCTATATCGTATTGAAGCGGTGTAGGGTCTGGTAGGTTAAGGTGTTTCCAAACTAGGTATAGAAAGTTTCTAAAGTCCTTGAGCTTGGGCGGTATCTCGATGTTGTTCTTCTTCAAATGGTAACGCTTCTATCTGACTGTTTAACGCTTGTAAGGGTGTACCTAAGCCGCTGTCCATAGTAACATTGTTATCCTTAAGGAACTGACGAGCACCATTAAGTAGAGCAGCGTTGTACTCTCCGTGTTCGTCCATCATATCTATACTGTTCCTATATGCATCTGCAATCTTGTCGTGCAGTTTACTTCCCTCTTTATGACTGAGCATATTGTTATAGTAATAAAGGTTGTTATCTTTGTAAACAAAAAGAGGCGGCTCCTAAGAACCGCCCCTTTAATGTATGATTAGCTATAAAGCTTAGGCAGTCAAAGCAGCCTCAAACTCAGCAACTGAACCGACTTCTACACCGTTTTGGTAGAGGTCAGCGTCAAACTTAGCAGCAGCAGCTGATCCGTCTGTACCTGAGATATCAGTAGAAGCAGCAGTTGCAGAGGTCGAAAGAACCTTGAACTTGTCGTCTCCTTCGTCCCAGATGAATGCAACATTGGATTCGGAAGAACCACGCTCAACGATGAAACCACCGTCATTAGAAGCGTTAGCACCAGAAGCAGCACCTTTAGACAGATTCATCAACGAGTCAGAAACATCGATGTTGGTGGTCTGTACGGAAGTAGTTGTTCCTTGTACTGTTAAGTTACCGGAGAATACAGCGTTAGCAGCAGAGATGTCACCACTGAATGAAGCAGAGTTACCGTCAGAAGCGAGGGAACCAGCTTTAGTTTGCAGAGCAGAGATGTCAGTATCGTTACTGGAAACATTGCTTTGCAAGGTGCTGATGTCACTATCATTCGAAGAAACGTTAGACTGAAGAGTAGCGATGTCGCTGTCGTTCGAGCTTACGTTCGATTGAAGAGTAGTGATGTCAGACTGAGCAGTTGAAACGTCAGATTGAAGTGAGCTGATGTCACTGTCGTTGGAGCTAACGTTGGACTGAAGAGTAGAGATGTCCGAGTCGTTAGAAGCGATAGCGTCAGCATTCGTTTTGATCTGAGCGTCAAGAGCGTTATCAGCAGCTTGAAGAGTTGCTACCGAACTGATGTAGTTGGCAGAACCATTAGCTGTGTAAGAACCGTCAGTACCAAGACCTGCACCAGCTTGAGTAGCGTCAAGTTCAGTCTGAAGACCACTGATGTTACTTGTGTTCGTCGAGATGTTGCTTGTGTTAGTAGAAACACTGGAGCTAACAGTCGAGATTTCACCATCAACATATTGCTTGGTAGCGGCGTGAAGGTTGGCTGTGGGAGCACCGCTAAGGGTCAAAGCCCCAGTCATGGTTCCGCCAGCAAGGGCGAGCTTCTTATCAAGCTCTACTTTTGTTTTTTGACCCAACTGGGTAAGCAAACTAGACATAATATATATACTTTCTTTTGAGGTTAATGAATGTGAATAAAGAGTATAAGCTCAGGTTATAACTGTCAAGTAGCCTCGGTTATTAAAATAGCTCCAGCCTCAGTAGTTAAACTGTCTCCGTCTTCCGCAAGTATATGAGTAGCAGTAGGAACCGCACCACCTAGCTCTACTATTTTCCACTCATCCCCATCGTCAACGGCTATACAAGGACCACCATTTCCGTCACCATCAGTAACGTATATTAAACGTCCTGACGTTCCTGGTTCCGGTAAACTAGATGTTAGGTATGATCCAATTTGCAGGGATTGTGATATATTTACCGCACCGCTTATTAAACCTCCAGACTTATCAAACTTGTTATCAAGCTTCGCTTTAACCTTCTGACCTAACTGTGTAAGTAAACTGCTCATCTAAATCTATGGTGTACTCAGACCGTCTAAGAAATCGTTGTAATCTCCGACTTCCTCTTCACGTGCATCTAAAAAGTACGGCAAATCGTTCCAAGCTGTTGAACCGTCACCTATCTTTATACGATTACGTGCTGAGTCTAACTCGATTCCTAATTCGCCCTCAAGTAACACAGGGTTGCTGGATGCCCAGTTAGCTGTGGTGTCTCGTCTAAGTTGTATTCTTTTACTAAATGTAGCCATTTGTTATGCTCCTCCTCCGTTGTAAACATCTAAGTTATCACTAGCATCAGCTCTTAAAGAATCAATCTGTGGGTCACTCAACGGTGCATTACCACCACTTAACCCTATGATGTCAGGGTCAGTTGTAATTGAATCTGTCACTACTT